AACCTCAGCCCTCTCCCTTTCTAGGTCTGGAGCCTCTGCTGATGAAATAGCTCGTATATCTTTAGAGGCTGGCAAAGGTGCCGAAGAGGTTGAAAAACTACAGACTCAATTAAGTGACATCCTAAACCCCCCTAAAATAAGCAGTGCAGGAGGAGGAGGTTCTTCCTCAGACCCAATAGAGAAACTACGTCAACAGATAGAGTTAAACAGTAAACTCGTAGGTCTATCTAAAGAAGAAGCTACTGTACTAACCCAAGTTAACGCTATCCAGAACTCACTGGGGAAAGACCGTAGTAAGTACTCTAGAGAGACTATCGTAGGTCTTATCAAAGAGAACGAAGCCTACAAAGAGCAACAACGAGTGATTGAAGAAGCTAAGGCTCAACAAGATGCTTTAGCAGAAACAATAACTAACTCTATGGAAACTGCGTTTATGTCCATAATTGATGGTACAGCTTCTGCTAAAGACGCCTTTAAGTCTATGGCCTCTGAGATAATCAAAGAGCTACTAAGGATTATGGTGGTTGAAAAGGCTGTTAAGTCTATCAAGGGTTTCTTTGGTTTTGCTGATGGCGGGGTTATTCAAGGCGGATCACAAGTACAAGCTTACGCTAACGGCGGGGCCTTCTCTGGTGGATCACAAGTACAAGCCTACGCTAACGGTGGTGTCGTTAACAGCCCAACTAACTTCCCTATGTCTGGCAACAAGATGGGACTAATGGGAGAAGCTGGTCCTGAGGCTATCATGCCACTCAAGCGTGGTTCTAATGGTAAGCTAGGTGTACAGATGGAAGGTGGCGGAGGTGGAGACGTTATCCACATTAGCCAGTCGTTTAACTTCCAAGCTAATGGTGATGAGACAGTTAAGAAGCTGATTGCTCAGGCTGCACCTAAGATCGCACAGATGACTAAATCTTCTATGCTTGATGATCGTCGTAGAGGCGGTGTAACTAAAGCTGCCTTCGGTTAATAAGGAAATATACTATGGCACTAACCTACCCGTTATCAACACCAACTAGCATAGGTTTAGAGAGCATTGAGTTAAGCGCAGTTAACGCTGTAGCTACCTCTAGCTCTCCCTTTACTTATAAGCAACAGGTCATTTCCCACGGTGGGCAGAAGTGGCAAGCGTCAGTTTCCATCCCCCCTGTTCGTCGTGACCTAGCTGCACCTTGGAAGGCTATGTTAGTTGGCCTAAAGGGGCCTACAGGTACGTTCCTACTGGGTGACCCTGACTATGCTACACCACAGGGTACAGTAAGCTCCTGCGCTGTCACAGGTACTGCTGGGGACGAGAGTGTTACTGTAGTTATGACTGGCTCTCTACTAGCGGGTGACTACATCCAACTAGGATCAGGTTCAGCAGCTAAACTCCATCAGGTACTAGCAGATCAAACGGGAGATGGCACCCTAGAGATATGGCCTGCACTTAGGTCTACCTACTCTAGTGAGGCAGCTACCTTTAATGCAGCTAAGGGCGTCTTTCGTCTATCAAACAATGTGACCACTTGGTCAATCAACAATGCGTCAGCTTACGGTATATCGTTTGAAGCTGTAGAAGTCTTAATCTAAGGGGTTAACTAATGGCTGACAAGAAGATAACGCAACTTACTCCAATTGTAGGGGCTGACCTAGTTAGTGCTGATGAGTTTGTAGTAGTGGACGTTAGTACAGATGAGACTAAGTCTATCGTCCTGTCTGAGCTAATCGCGGGTATTGCTGCGCTACCTAAGTCCGGTGGAGCTATGACTGGTGCTATTACTACAAACAGTACCTTCGATGGTCGTGACGTAGCTACTGATGGCACAAAGCTAGATACTATTGCAACTAATGCAACTGCGGATCAGACCTTTAATCAGATACTGAGCAAGACCGGAGGCACAGGAGAGTATTCCACCACTGGTGCTCTTACGGCTGGGCGTAATAGTGGTGGCGTCTCTTTGACGATTAATGACGGCTACGGCAATGCCAATCTTACCTTTAACCACAAGAACGGTGTACCAGAACAGGTAGGCAACGGTGGTCGTATTTCAGTCAACACAGACGGACCATCGGCACCAAGTATGTCTTTTCAGCTAGGCTCTGCTGTTACCGCTGGTGTAGCCTACGTCACTACACAAGAAATGAAGCTGGAATCTACAGGTCTTAACGTCACCAACAACATCACCCTTGGTGGGACAGTTGATGGACGCGATGTTGCAGCAGATGGTTCTAAATTAGACGGTATTGAGGGTGGTCTAGTTTGGGTTCGTAAGACATCCAACTACACTTCGTCAAGCAATGATGCAGTTATTGCTGATACCTCAGGTGGTGTATGGACACTTACGTTACCTGCTTTACCTTCTGTAGGTAACTTGGTTCGTGTGGTTGACGGAGCTGATTGGGCTACCAACAACCTAACAGTGGCCCGTAATAGCTCTACTATTGAGGGTGACGCTGCTGACCTAGTTATGAATATCGGCGGCGTGTCTGTAGATTTTGTTTACGATGGCACTACGTGGCAGCTTTACATTCAGGTTGGCGCAAATAGCGGCACGGTTGTAACTGAGACGGGTACACAAACGCTAACTAACAAGACGTTGACCTCCCCAACTATTACAGGGACACCCACAGTTCCTACGGCAACGGTTGGGACCGACACGACGCAAGCTGCAAGTACTGCCTTTGTGTTGGCTAACGCGCCAGCAAGCCCAATTAAGGCATGGGTGAATTTCAATGCGATCGGCGCAGTTGCCATTCGTGACAGCTTAAACGTGTCGAGCATCACTGATAACGGAACAGGTGACTACACGGTGAATTTTGCTACTGCAATGAGCGGTGTAGATTACCTAGCGATGGGCGCTGTTGTTAGTTATTCAAGTAATTTTCCAGCCGCATTAAGAATAAAAGGGGGGGTAAATATAGCGCCAACTCTAAAGTCAACTACTCAGGTTAGACTGATTTCTGGAGCCACCAATGCGCAGGGTCTCGGCGATTTCCGCGAATGCTATTTGGCAGTTATTAACTAAAGGAATTAAAGTGACAAAACGTATCATATACCAAAACGAAGATGGCGGTGTTGCGATTATTATCCCCGCAGCTTGCGGACTTACGATTGAACAAATCGCTGCGAAGGACGTGCCAACAGGCCAACCTTACAAGATTGTAGACGTGGCTGACATTCCGACGGATCGACAATGGCGAGACGAGTGGACCTTAGACGCTGCGGATTTAACGGATGGGGTAGGCGAATGATTATCAACGTACCTAAAGACGACAGCGCCCTTGCTTTAAAGCGTAAGGCAGATGAAGCCCGTGTAAAGCGAGATGCAATCCTTTCTGCAACAGACTGGTCTGGGAACTCTGACGTAACTATGTCTCAAGAAATGGCAAACTACCGTCAAGCCCTGCGAGATGTACCTGACCAAGAGGGATTCCCCAGCACAATCAATTGGCCCACCTTGGAGGTGACATAACATGGCTAATCTATCAGACAAAGTGACACCCTCTGGTGTAGCCACAATCGCCTCGCCTACATTCACAGGTGTTCCAGCAGCCCCAACGGCAAGCTCAGGGACCGATACAACGCAGATCGCAAGCACTGCCTTTGTGTTGGCTAACTCACGTGCTGGATACGGGACTCAGGTTGCGACCACTTCTGGAACGGCTTTTGACTTCACGAGCATCCCTTCTGGCGTCAACAAAGTGACGATGATTTGTAGGGGCGTGTCTTTAAGTGGAAGTAATTTACACCTGATACAACTCGGCACATCGGCAGGCATTGTTGCAAGCGGATACGTGGGTGCGGGCGGTGCTATACTCAATAGCACTTTCTCCACGAGAGCGTCCAGCGGTAGTGGCTTAGTTATGCGCCTCAGCAACTCAGCACGTAATATGAACGGGAGCGCTGTCTTTACTAGAATGTCGTCTGGGGGAACCGTGTGGGCCGCACAGGCTGTGTTCGGGGACGATAATGGCGTTTATATGAGCGGAACATCCGTGGACATAGGCGGTGAACTTACTCAGGTACGCCTAACCCGCGACGCGTCTGACACTTTTGTCTCAGGCGCAGCTAACATCTCATGGAGCTATTAAAATGACACGACAGGTATTCAACGCAGAGACTAAGGCTTGGGACATCGTAGATGAAGACGCGCCATCCTTTACGCAAACGATTGAGCAAGAACGCGCCACCATGCAAATGTCCCGTCAGAACTTCGCAGTGGTCGCAGCAGGTGAGGGCTGGTTGTCTGATCTAGAGGCTGAGGACTGGGCGGCTGGGGTGTCCATCCCTAGCATTGCATCAAATGCTATTAATTCGCGTCCAATAGAAGAACGTCTGGCCCTGCGGATACAAGTCCGAACTCAGGCCATCATTCGCCGCAACGATATGCTGATTGGTGTGTTGATGGCGCAAGAAGAAGTCCCACACGCAGACATGGACAGATTGTTTCGTAACACATAATTAAAGGTTAAAACATGTCAAGAGTCCTATCCTCAAATACCATAGAAAACATCAACAAAGATGTAGTCAAACCTTTCTTTGCTGTCGAACTTAAGTTTGACGGGGATAACGTCCTAAGGTTATGGACTGGAGTTGGCACTCTGGTCCTACCTGACGGTACACAATGGTTTGGCACTGGTAATCTTCTGGGGATATCTTCTGTAGAAGAGACTGCTGAGATGGCAGTTAAGGGAGCTACCCTAACCTTATCAGGCATACCCTCTGAGGTACTCTCGTTAGCCCTTAGTGAACCGTATCAAGGCCGTGTGTGCAACCTTTACTTTGGTACACTTAGTGATGGGGCGATAGTCCAAGAGGATGGCGCTTATATCCTAATGCAAGACGGTAGTAAGATACTTGTACAAACTGGTGAGACAGGGTTTAACGTAATCTTCTCAGGTTATATGGACCAGATGAACATTGAGGATAGTGCTGAGACTTGTACTATTGAGCTTAAGGTAGAAAACAAACTGATCGACTTAGAAAGAGCCAGAGTTGCTCGTTATACCTCTGGGTATCAGAAGTCTATCTACCCTAATGACAAAGGTCTTAACTTCGTTGAGAGCCTACAGGACAAGAAAGTTTCGTGGGGTCGTAAAAGTGATTAAGTATCAACAGGAGTTTGTATCCCAAGTAGAAGAAGAGATCAAGCCTCTGATTGCTGCTCACTGGGAAGAGGTTGAAGACTACCAACAACAGATTAAGTTGGACCCATGCTGGGAATCCTACTACGCACTTGAACTACAGGGAAATCTTAAGGTTTTCACAGTTAGGAGTAGCGGGACATTAGTTGGATACTTCGTTAGTGTAGTTAGCCCGAACATCCACCATAAGTCCCACTTGTTCGCGTTGTGCGACATTGTATACTTACACAAAGATTACCGCAGAGGGTTAACTGGGGTGAAGTTAATTAAGTTTGCTGAGAGTTGCCTAAAGTTAGACGGGGTTTCCGTACTCGTGATAAACTCTAAGTTACAAAGCCCTCTGCATAAGATACTTACGTGGCTAAAGTTCAAGCCTTCTGAGTGTTCTTACTCAAAATACCTTGGAGGTAAATAACCCACATGGCTCAAATTCTTGTATTACCTTTTATCACTTTCACCGCTGCTGCTGGGGCTACAGGTTTCGCAGCTACAGCTTTTGGAGCTTTCCTTACTTCGTCGGTACTTGGACAGTTCCTTGTTTCCACTGTACTTGGGGCTGCACTTAGAGCTTTGTCACCTAAGCCTTCTGTAGGAGGTAGTCGTGGTTATCAAACTAACCAAATAGGACCAGCACAGGATCACTCCGTTATCTATGGAGAAGTTAAAGTTGGTGGTGCTATTATATATGACGAAGCTACAGGTACTAACAATAAGTTCCTACACAGGGTTATTGCTGTAGCTGGACACGAGATTGATTCCTTTGTTAACTTCTACATCAACGACGAACTAGCTACTGTAGACGGCAGTGGTAACGTAACTAGCCCTACTCAGTACAATGGTAAGATACGTATCAACACCCACACAGGTTCCCCTAGCCAAGTAGCTGATGCTGATCTAGTGGCTGAGTCTGCCTCTGGTGGTTGGGACGCACAGTGTACACTTAGTGGAATTGCTTATATCTACGTTAGGCTCAAGTTTAATGCGGATGCTTTTCCTAATGGTATTCCTACGTTTACTACTACAGTAAAAGGTAAGAAGGTCTATGACCCTCGTACAAGTACAGTAGCTTTCTCTTCTAATCCAGCTCTGTGCATGAGAGACTACCTAACATCAGGCAAAGGCTCGGATGA